TACCAGAACCGGTACAAACTACCATTGCTGTGTTTGGTGGTTTGCTCGCGTTATTGGTTGCATTGGCGCCCGCGATCTCGGCTATCATCTCGATCGGCAGCGCGATTGCTGGCTTATTCGCAGCTGGTGGCGTGTTAGCCAGTGCAGGCAGCGTCATCGCTGGCATCGCCACAGCATTCATCGTGCTGATCACTGGCCCGTTAGGCATCGTGGCGCTGCTGGTTGCAGCTGGCGTTGCGATCTACGTATTCCGTGATCAGATCGGCGCGGCATTTAATGCTGTGGTGAATTTCATTGGCGGAGCCTTTAATACGATCGGCGATCTATTAAAGGCTGGTGCGCAGGCTTACATGGACTACTATGTAAGGCCGATTCTTGGATTTTTCAAAGGTCTTTACGATGGCGCAGTAGCAATCTTCAAGAACATCGGCAGCGCGATTGGCGGCGCATTTCAAACGGTGGTTGCCACAATCAAGAATGTCTTTCGTAGCGTGCTGCAGTACCTAGCCGATCGAGTGAACTTTGCGGCAGGACTGATCAATGTGCTGATCCGTGCGTTCAACCGACTGCCGGCGCCCGACATCCCGTTGATTCCACAACTCACTGTGCCAGCCTTTGCGCAGGGCGGCACCGTCAACCGGCCAACGCTTGCGATGGTTGGTGAAGGTGGCCAGCGCGAGTACATCATCCCCGAATCCAAGATGGCGGCAGCCAGCAGCAGCTTCCTGGCTGGTGCTCGAGGTGATGCCGTCCTGGCCGGCGGTGGCGGCAAGTCGCCAGTGATCAACATCACCACCGGCCCGGTGATGGAGTTCGACGGCCAGCGCTACGTCACCGTGACCGACATGGAACGTGCCATGCGGCTAACCGCTGAAGGCGTGATCGGCCGGTTGCGCACGCCATCTGCACGCATCGCGCTAGGTATTGCCTGATGAGAGCGCAAAGCCAATACCTCCGCATCTATGACGCCGGTGGTACCACCTATCAGCGGTGGCAGAGTTACTACGCCAACACCAGCGTCACATGGTCAAGCGCCAGCTGGAACTATGTGCCGTTCATTGCTGATGGCATCACCGCCGGCAGCAGTGGCACCGAGGAGTCAGTCTCTGTTACCGCTGCAGCGACCGGCCTGGTGTTGGATGCGTTTCTCGCTGCCATCAGCGATGGCCGCCTGGTGGATCTCAGCATCTACCAGTTCGATTCCACTATCAACAACAACACCCCGCAAGCTGGGCAGGAGCTGGTGGCTGCATACACCGGCCAAGTGGTTGGCGGCAATGGTGGATTGACTAGCCTGACCATACAACTCGGCTCGGCATTGTCTCCCGTTGGAGCGCAAGTGCCGCCGCGCCGGTTGACATTAGCGATCATGGGGCAGGGCATCAGGCAGTGAGCTTCCTTTCCTCCAGCGATCCACTGGCACTGCTGGCCATCCAGGCCGGTCAGATCAACGCGCCAGCTGATGCAACCGCCGCGCAGGGCACCACAGAGCTGGACAGCCCGCAGCGGTTCGCGCAGATTGGCGAGCCGGTGCCGATCGTGTTCGCCCGGTTCCGCAATAGCAAAGGCGGCATCCTGATCAGCCCCGGCGCCACCGAAGCACGCTTTGAGAATGACGCCAGCAACAACGTCACCGCCTATTACATGCTGGTGCTGAGCGAGGGCCAGCTCGACAGCATCCCGGTGAAGGATGTGTTCCAGCGTGCCTGCCGCGTTGGCGCACACACGCAGACCTACGACCGCAGGGCTGGCACCTGGACGCCCGGCAACTTCCTGGTGCAGCGTGCCGGTAAGGATTTGCCCGAGGCGCCGTTCTTCTGCGGCACCGTTGGCAGCTACCCGGGCATCAGCACGCTCAGCTTTAACGTCACCATCCCGGACGGCTTCGATCAGTACAACCGCCAGGTGCATCTGTTCATCCGTGGTGGCATGGCCGTCACCCGGATCTACGACAGCGTGACCGGCCCCAGCGACAACTTTGCGGATCTGGTGAAGTGGCTGCTGGTCAATACCAGCAGGGTGCCGGCGGCGATGATCGACAACACCGCACTGCTGGCAGCAGCCACATTCCTTGAGGTGAACGGCTTCACCTGCAACATTGAGATCCGCGAAAGCACCAACTACTCAGACCTCGCCGCCAGGCTGGCGCCTTACTTCCTGCTGGCTGAGAGCAGCGCAGGCGGCAAGCGCGGACTGAGGCCACTGCTGCCGGTGACTGGCGCTGGCGCGATCAAGACCACGGCAATCACGGCGGAGTACACCTTCACCGAAGACACCGTGCTGCCCGGCACGCTGGAGATCAATTACCTGTCACTGGCGGACAGGCAGCCGTTCGTGGTGCAGGTGATCTGGCGCCAGCAGCTAGAGAGCGACATCGGCATTATCCGCACCGCCGAGGTGCGTTACAGCGGGACTGCCGAGACCGGGCCGTATGAGTCGCATGATCTCTCGACGTTCTGCACCAGCGAGGATCACGCCGTCAAGGTTGGCGCCTACATCCTGGCCAAGCGGCTCTACACCACGCACACCATCCGCTTTGCAGCTAGGCCGCAGGAGCACAACACGCTCATCAGCGCTGGCGACATCATCCGCGTGCAGCTGGCGCGTGATAACACCACCTACGCCAACTCGGTGCATGACTACCTGTACCAGGTGGAGCGCATCACCAAGACACTGGCGGGTGATGTGAGCTATGAGGCCACACACTTCCCGATCGACGACCAAGGGCGCAGCTTGATCGCGTTGGATGTGGCTGCTGCTGTCGGCACCGGCATCATCCTGCCAAGCGGCCGCACCGGCGTCAGTTGTGATGTGAACTCAAGCAGCGATAACACCATCCCCGCTGAGACGTTTACAGACGCCGATGGCGCTGATCCGCTGGAGCTATCACCAAGCGGCGGAGGACTGGGCTTTGATGATTCAGCGCCAACTGGCGACACCGGCAATGCTGATGATGGGTTGGACTCTCCAGCGGCTGATACACCTTTTGCTGCATATCCTGCCGGCCCTATTCAAAATGGATCGCTACTGAAAGCGCCTGATCCATGCCCAGGATCTGCGCTTAGCTCTGTCGTCTACTACGGCACAGATGCAGATGGATACAATGAAATTGTTGACATTGTGCAAGCCAGCGGAGACATTATTGTTGGCAGCTTAGACATTTCGGCTCTTTACCCAAATGGCAATTACCGAATTCGCAAAATCTATTATTGCGGTGATGGTAGCAGCATTGCCTATGGCTTCGACGTCCCGTCTCTACCACCAGTAAGCAACCGGCTGCTTTATAGGGCAAATGCAGTGCAAGAAGGCCCTGATTTTGTCGTTAACAGCTATTTTTATCCGCCTTATTTAATCCCAGTCGTTGAGCCACCGGGATACCTAGAGGCAGGCGGAACACAGCGCTACAATGTCTGGACGATGAGTTCAGACGGCGTTGAAAGTATAGGCGGTGGCGGTGTTTATGCGCTTACCATGATTGAACTCCGTTTGCAGGTTCCTGGCGAACCCGAGCAAGTGCTTATCGACTACACCGCTGCGCCATGAATAGCCGCCTTGCCATCTGCCAGCTATGCCCGCACCTGGAACTGCCGCTTTGGCGTTGCAAGGTATGCGGGTGCATGATGCAACTGAAAGCCCGCATTCCACAGGCAAAATGTCCTGAGGATAGGTGGCAGCGATGACAGTATTCCCCTCCCTGACACCTGCCACACGCGCCTTCACGCCAGGCGAGTATCCGCACACGCCGTTCACGACTTACAACAGCCTGCAGAATCGCGTGCGCCATAGCAATGTGATGCTCAGCAGCTCGCTGCGGCTGAGCTTCATTGCATTGGCCGAGGCTGACATGCTCAGCATCCTCAGCCATTACCAAGGCCAGTTCGGCAGCTTTGAGAGCTTCACCCTGCCGTCCAGCATCTGGAGCGGCGTCACCACCATCAGCGACTACCAGCTGACGGACTACCGCTGGCGGTACACGGAATCGCCAGCCGTCGATGACGCCTACTGCGGGCTCTACAACGTTGAACTGGCACTCGAAACCGTGCCGCCTGAAGGCAAGTTTGTCAGCGGCACTGAACTGGTTGTGATCATTACGCTGGCGCCTGGGGCTGCTGTGACAACCAACGGCCTGCAGCAGAGTGTCACACTATCCATTGCTGGCGGCTCGGCTTCTCAAGTCATTGGCGGCGATGGCCTTCAGGAGAGCATCACGGTCAGCCTTGTGGGCGGCACGGCTTCTGTGATTACTGCCGAGGGTACTGCCGACGAGACAAGCTTCTGGAGTGACTGGGCATTTACCCGCAGCGACATCTTCTTGTACGAGCAAGGTGCAGCAACCGAATCGCCTGCGTATTGGATGACGTGGCAAGCCTTGCCCGAAAGCTCTCCGCTGCTATTTGAAGATGCCACCTAGCTATCGCTAAGCTGGAAGCACACTGATTAGACGCTTGCAGTCTTGGCGTTATGGCCGCACCCAACATTAAATCAGGCAGCTCCGTCACGACCGTCACCGGCAAGACCGTGGGTTATGCCGTCACCACCTCGATGGCCGCAGCGCTCAGCAATGGCTCCAGCAGCGGCAAGGTGCTGAAAATCAATTCGGTGTACTGCGCCAACGTGGACGGCTCCGCAACTGCTGACATCAGCCTGGAGCATTACAACGGCACCACCGGCTTTGCCATCGGCAAGACCATCGCCGTGCCGGCTGATGCCACCCAGGTGCTGGTGACACGCGAGGCTTACATCTACTTGGAGGAAGGTCACAGCCTCCGCGCACAGGCCAGCGCCACTGGCGACCTGGAGCTGGTCATCTCCTATGAGGACATCAGCTGATGCTTGGCTTTAACGGCGGTTTGATGGGCGTCAGACGGACGCCTGCAACCAGCTCGGCATCGGGGCTGTGGTTTCAGAATGAGCAGAGCGTGGCACAAAGGGCGGGGATTTGGCCCGCAGTTGCTGCCACTGACCCCGACTTCGCCAACGTGTCGCTGCTGTTGCACATGGATGGCAGCAACGGCAGCACCACGTTTACAGATAGCAGCAGTGCAGCTCGCGCAGTCACAACCACAGGCAATACTCAGATCAGCACGACTCAGAACAAGTTTGGCGGCGCTAGCGGTTATTTTGATGGTACAGCTGATTACCTAACTGTAACCGAGTCAAGTGCATTTTCTTTTGGCACGGGTTTATTTACTATTGAGTTGTGGTTTTATGTATCTTCTGTCACTGTGGATCGTAATCTTTTTGTGATGCCTCGAATAGGTGGGGGCTTTCCGACGCTAATTGTGTTTCTAAACAGCAGCAGTAATGTCAAAGCTTACTGCTCCACAACCGGGGGGTCATTTGCACACTACATGGGTACAGAGGCTGCTGGGGCTGTTGTTAATAATACCTGGAATCACTTTGCTTACGTTAGGACCGGAGCCGGAGGCAATGATTACAGGGTATTCCTTAATGGAGTAATCAATTCCCCTGGGGATGCCACCTACTCTTCGGCTGTTTCAGATTACCCTAATGTCAATGAAATACGTATTTCAGACGCATCTAATGCAACCTTTGGAACTGATAGCTGGCTTGGTTATATCGACGAATTGCGCATCACCAAAGGCGTAGCCCGCTATACCGCCAACTTCACCGCACCTACTGCGCCGTTCCCTGACGCATGATGCTGTACTCCCACAACGCCACCATCCCAGCGCCCCTGCCGCACCGCATCCGTTTTGCGGACGGCAGCACCCGCACCGACGCCAGCACCTTCACGCCTGACGAGCTGGAGCGTGCCGGTTACAGCGGCCCCTACGAACGCCCCGAGTGCAACCCGAAGCTGGAAACGATCGACTGGGACGGCACGCAGTTCCTGGTGCGCCCCTACAACTTCGATGAGCTGCAAAAACAGCACGCCAAGGTCCGCGAACGGCGCATCGAGCTGCTGCAGTCATGCGACTGGACGCAGATTGCTGACTACGACCTCGGCGCCGATCGTGAAGCCTGGGCCGCCTACCGCCAGGCCCTGCGCGACCTGGCCGATGCGCCCAACCCGTTTGACATCACCTGGCCGCAGCCGCCTGCCATCTCGGCAGAATGAATCTATCTGAGCATCAACTATGGCCAGCCTGATCTACAACTCAGCCGTTGATGACATGGCCCGTGGTGCCATCGACTTCGACACCGACACCTTCAAGGTGATGCTGGTCACCAGCACCTACGCACCAAACAAGGACACCGACCTGAAGCGCTCTGCCGTCACGAATGAAGTCAGCGGCACCGGTTATACCGCCGGCGGTGTGACCACTGCCTGCACAGTCACCAAGTCCACCGCCAACGATCGCGTCACCCTCAGCTTTGCGGCTGTGAACTGGGCCAGCAGCACCATCACCGCCAGGGCTGCTGTGATCTACAAATCACGCGGCGGCGCCAGCAGTGCTGATGAGCTGGTCTGCTACGTGGACTTCGGCGCTGATGTCAGCAGCAGCTCTGCAACCTTCAGCCTGGGCGCCAGCGTCATCACGCTGCAGAACTGATGGCCACCTTCCCGGCACTGGAGCCGGTTACACGTCGCTACAGCATGGGCGTGTTCCCCGTCACCGAGGAGAAGGGCTTCGGTGGTGGCAGCGTCCGCTTCCGGCATGGCACCACCGCCTACAGCCACATCCTTGAACTGAGCTTCGCTGCACTGACGCAAGCACAGGCCAAGCTGCTGCGCGATCACTACCGCGAGCAACAGGGCGGCTACATCGCATTCCCGCTCAGCACTGAAGCCTGGGCCGGGCACACCAGCTTTGCCGATCTGGTGCCACTCTCTACGCACTGGCGTTACGCCGCACAGCCGCAGGAAGACCACCTATCCGCTGGCTACGTGAACGTCTCGATCAGCCTGATCAGCGTGCCGGCTGTGGTTGCCGCAGCATCTGCCGGCCTGGCATCCACAGTCACCTGCACGCTGGCTGGTGGCGCTGCATCGGGTAGCTAACCTGAGATAGCGATTCACGCCAGCCATGGCACCTACTCCCGAGGGGATCACCAGCGTTGCCATAACGTTGCTGGCCGGCTCCGAAATCCTCAGCCTCCTGCCAGGCGTCAAGGCTAATGGCTGGGTGCAGCTGATCCTCGGCGCATTGCGTGGCATTGCCTCCCGCAAGCGGTGACTGAGCCAACGCACGGCGAGATCCTCCGCGCCATCGGCGTGCTGGAAGGCCAACTCAAGCAGCTGCTTGATGCCGCCATCTCCGACAAGACTGAGCGGAGCGGATTGGGCGTCCGCGTTGGCCGACTGGAGACGCGCATGGCGCAGGTGGTCATCCTCGCTGTCGTCGCCGCCATGCTCAGTCCTGTCATTTGGTCCGAGATCAAGAGCGCATTCAGCTACCGGCAGCCAGTACCGCAGCACCTGCAACGGCCATGACGCAACCACTGCGGCTGATTGACCTGTTCCGTTATTTCAAAGGGCTGCCGCACCAGCTGGCATCGATCAGCGAGCTCGAGGCCGCCATCAACAAGCGCGCCCCGCAACTGCTGAACCGCGACCAGCCATGGTTCAAGACCTGGAGCGTCCCCGGCAAGCAGACCGACCTGGCAGATGCGATCCAGCTGATCAAGGAATTTGAAGGTTGCCACCTCAGCGCTTATCCCGATCCGCTGAGCGGTGGCGACCCATGGACAATCGGTTACGGCACCACGCGATTCCCGGATGGCAGCGCGGTGCAGCGCGGCGACAAGATCAACGTCATCGAAGCTGACATGCTGCTCCGCCTGGAGGTGGACCGCATCGCCGAACGCCTGCGCACGATCCCGCACTGGGCAAGCATGGGCGATCCGCAGCGCTGCGCGTTGATCAGCTTTGCCTACAACCTCGGTACTGGGTTCTACGGCAGCGCTGGCTTTCAAACCATCAGCGCAGCGTTGCGTGACAAGGACTGGCCATCGGTGCCAGCTGCGTTGCTGCTCTACTGCAACCCTGGCACAAACGTCGAAGCCGGCCTCCTGCGCCGCCGAAAGGCTGAGGGCGCACTCTGGCAGAAGGGCACACCGCTACTGCAACAGCAGGGCATCCTGCTGCGTGTGCCGTATGAGGCGCAGAACGACAACCGCTCAGGCACCGGCTACCGCGAATGCTTCAGCAGCAGCGCTGCCATGGTGGCCCGCTTCTACGGCAAGGTCACCAGCGACGATGCCTACAACAAGATCCGCGCCACCTACGGCGACACCACCAACGCGCAAGCGCAGATCAAGGCGCTGCAATCCTTGGCGCTAACCGCACGGCTACGGACCAACTGCAACCCTGCCGTGATCGAGACCGAGCTCGAAGCCGGGCGCCCCGTGATGGTGGGCTGGCTTCATAAAGGACCTGTCGGCGCACCCACCGGTGGCGGCCACTGGTCCGTGGTCATCGGCGCCACCAGCGGCGCCTTCATCCACAACGATCCGAACGGTGAGGCTGACCTGGTGAATGGCGGCTACGTCAACCACAGCAAAGGTGCAGGCATTGCCTACAGCCGCAAGAACTGGCTGCGCCGCTGGGAAGTGGATGGCCCTGGCACTGGCTGGGCAATGCTTGTCAGCCACGCCCCATAGGTTGAGCGCAAATGGATTCGCGTCTTGTGACCATCACATCCATCCGCAAGACGCCAGAGCTGCTAGAGCTGCGTATCCCCTACACAGCGTTCAGTGAAACAGCAACATTCCTGCTGCTAAGTGACATTCACTTAGACAACCCAAAGTGTGACCGCAAGCTGCTGGCCAAGCACCTCGATGAATGCCGAGCGCAGAATGGCCACGTT